CCCGCCGACCCGGCGCCTGCAAGCCCCTTGCCCGATGACCCACCCCCCACCCCTGAACTGGAGACCCCTGTGACCCCTGAAGAAAAAGCCGCCGTTGAGGCGAAAGCTGCCGCCGTGGAGGCGGAGAACCAAGCGCTGCGCGCCGAGCTGGCCGCACAAAAGCGCAGCCGTGTGCACGAGGCCAATGCGGCCTTTGCCGAGAAGCTGGCCGCTGAGGGCCGCTTGCTGCCTGCCTACAAAGACCTGGCGGTGGCCACGCTGGACCACTTTGCCTTGCTCGACCAGCCGGTGGAGTTTGGCGAGGGCGAGGCCAAGAAGCCGCTGGCCGACCAGCTGCGGGCCATGCTGGCTGCAGCGCCGCAGGCCGTGGCCTTTGGCGAGCAGGCCACCACCGCACGCGCTGCTGCAACGGACGCTGCCGCTGCTGCTGCCGATGACGACGCGGCCTTTGCCGAGGGCGCTGAACCCGAGCGGCTGGCGCAGCACAAGGCCATCAAGGCGCACATGGCGCAGCACAAGGTGGACTACGCCACCGCAGCGCGTGCGGTGCTGAAGTAAGCCGCAGACCGCGCGCACCACTTGCGCCACACGCAACACCCTTTCAATTTTTTGAAACCAACCACCAAGGAAACCTGAACCATGGGAACTCTGAGCAAAAGCCGCATCGTTGACCCGGTGCTGACCAACCTGGCCACGGGCTACACCAACGCCGACTTTGTGGGCGACCAACTCATGCCGTTTGTGGCGGTGGAGAAAGAGAGCGGAAAGATTCCGAAGTTTGGCCAGGAGCACTTCAGGGTGTACGCCACCGAGCGTGCCCTGCGTGCCGCCAGCAACCGCATTGCCCCGCCCGACGTGGGCAGCGTGGATGTGGCGCTGGACGAGCACGACCTGGAAACCGCCATTGACTACCGCGAGGAAGCCGAGAGCATGTTCCCGCTGCAGGCCCGTGCCACGGCCAATGTGGTGGAGGGCATACGCCTGCGCCACGAGGTGATGGTGGCTGACGTGGTGCAAAACACGGCCAGCTACCCCACGGGCAACAAGATCACGCTCACGGGCACGGCCCAGTTCACCCACGCTGACAGCGACCCCGAGGGCGTGGTGGACGATGCCCGGGCTGCCATTCGCGCCAAGACGGTGAAGGACCCCAACACCCTGGTCATTGGCTACGCCACCTGGCGTGTGCTCAAGCGCCACCCACAGCTGAAAGCCATTTTGAGCGACAGCCGCCCACGCCTGGTGCAGTTGGCTGACTTGCGCGAGATTTTTGAGGTGCAAAACATCGTGATTGGCAAGGCGGTGCGTGCCAGCGACAAGGGCGTGGTGAGCGACATCTGGGGCGACAACATGGTGTTGGCCTATGTGCCTGGTGCTGCGGGCGACATGAATGCACGCAGCCCCTACGAGCCCAGCTTTGGCTACACGCTGCGCAAGCGCGGCCAGCCGGTGGTGGACACGTATGTGGAGAGCGGCGGCAAGGTGCAGCTGATTCGCAACACCGACATCTTCCGCCCCTTCTTGCTGGGTGCCGAAGCGGGCTACCTGATTAAAGACACCAACGCCTGAGCGGCACAGACCTAGCAATACAAGGAGCAATAGAACATGCAAACCGAAAAAATCAACCTGGTGGTGACGGTGTTGGCCGCTGCCGCCCTGGTGCGCTACCGCTTTGTGGACTTTACGGGTGCCACGGCCGCCGACGGCGAGCGGGTGCTGGGCGTGCCCCAAGCGGAGTTTGACGCGGGCGAGCTGGCCGGTGTGGCCACCCATGGCGAGATTCTGGTGGAAGCCGGTGCCGCCGTGGCCGTGGGCGACGAGGTGCAAAGCGATGCCAGTGGCCGCGCCATTACCAAGGCGTCGGGCATTGGCTGGGGTGTGGCGCGCGATGCTGCTGCGGCTGCGGGCGACTACATCCGCGTGCTGCGCTAAAGCCTGAGCGACCACTTGAGGCCACGCACCCATGACCACACGCTATGCCACCGCCACTGAGCTGGCCCTGGCCGCCACCGGCGGATGGGGCGAGGTGGCCCAGCGCGCCTGCCCGGCGCCGGGCGTGGAGCCCGAGCTGATGCAGGCCGTGGCCCTGGGCGCAGACACCACGGGGTGGGATGCCGAACTGGTGGCTGTGGCCCACACCGGGCTGCTGCGGGCGAATGCCGCGCTGGACATGGCCAGCCGCCATGTGGACACCTACCTGTACCCACGCTACCGCCAGGTGATGCCGTTGGGCCCCGAGGTGGTGGCCGCCAGCAGCTTGCCTGCGGTGGTGGCTGCCATTGCCTTGCGCCGCCTGTATGGGCACGAAGTGCCTGAAGACGTGCGCCTGGGCACCCGCTGGGCTGACGACTACCTGGTGCAGCTGAGCAAGGGGGTGGTCAGCCTGGGCGCGGTGGACACCGTGGTGGCCCAGCCTGCTGGGCACACGGTGGCGCGCACGCCGCCCAAAGCGTTTGACTGGGGTGGTTACTGACATGCACCCACTGAGCCTGGAGCCTTTGCTGCTGGAGCGCCTGCAGGCGGCGCTGGCTGGCGTGCGCCCTGCGGTGCATGTGCTGACGGCGGCTGACTTGGCCGACGTGGCTGAAGAACGGCAGCTGGTGCCCGCCGTGCACGTGCTGTTTGGCGGCCTGAGCCCCAAAGAGGCGGTGGGGCCAGACACACGGGTGGAGTGCACCTGGCAAACCGTGGTGGCCGTGCGCAATGTGGCGGCCCAGCGCAAGGGTGCCACCCAGCGTGCTGATGCCGGTGCGCTGCTGCAAGCGGTGTATGCCGCGCTGTCTGGCTGGAAGCCAGCAGGGCACAGCAAGCCGTTGGAGCTGGCACCGGCTGCCCCAGGTGGGCACAGCAACGGCTTTTTTTACCTGCCGCTGGCGTGGCGCACCGAGCTGGTGTGGCGCGCTGCGGACTCAACGATTTAACTGGAGATCTGCATCATGTCACTGACCACACAAGTTTCTTACGTCGGCAAGGGCGAGGTGTTCTTGCAAAAGCGGGGCACCGCCGGGGCCAAGTTGAGCCCCATTGGCAACTGCACCTCTTTGCAGTTTGGCATTACCGAGGATAAAAAAGAGCTGCTGGACATGACCACTGGCGGCGGCGGTGTGCTGGACACCGTGAGCCGCATCAAGAACGTGACGGCCAAGATGACGGTGAGCAACCTCTCGCCCCAGAACCTGGCCATTGCCCTGCGTGGCAGCGTCACGGCCAGCACCGCTGCGGCCATTGTTGACGAGGCCCATGCCGACATTGCCCTGGGCAGCCTGGTGGAGCTGGCGCGCCTGCCCGACACGGGCGCGGCCATTACCGTGAAGGTGGGGGCCACAGTGGTGGCCTCTGCGGGCAACTGGCAGGCCATGGGCGCGGGCATTTGGATTGCGCCCAACGCCACCGCTTTGGTGGCGGGCGACGACATTACCGTGACGTACAGCGCCCTGGCCGATGACCTGGTGCAGGCCATGGTGGCCAGCAGCGACGAATACACGCTGCTGTTCCAGGGCCTGAACGAGGCGCGCAGTGGCAAGCCAGCCATTGTGAAGGCGTACCGCATCAAGTTCAGCCCGGCCAAGGCGCTGGACCTGATTGCCGATGACTTTGGCCAACTGGAGCTGGAGGCTGAGGCACTGTCTGACGCGACCATTACCGGCACGGGCCTGAGCAAGTTCATGAGCGTGCGCATGGGGGCGCAGGCGGCTTGATGGGGAATTGAAGGTGGCTTAGCGCCCCAGGCGAAGGCCCAGCAACAAACCCAACAGGGCGGCTGGGCGCTTGGCCAGCCAGATGCCAGCCGCGAACACAGCAACCACCGCCGCGCCTGGCCAGCCCATCTGGATGACTACCCACAGTGGCACGCCCACCACGAGAGCCAGCCAGATGAGGTTCCAGGCAATGAGCAGCGCAAATTTCAACAGCTTGAGGTAACGAAGCATGGCCAGCGGCAATTCGGTAGAGATCAATGTCAATGCCAATGTAACTGGCTCTGACGATGTGGGCAAGCTGGGGGCTGACCTGGGCGCTCTGGGCGGCAAGGCTGGGGCAGCGGGCCAAGGTGCCGCTGCAGCAGCGGTGGGTATTGACCGCCTGGGAGCCGGGGCCAGGCAGGCGGGCCTGGGGTCTGAGGCGGCGGCCAAGGGCATCAATGCCACCACCCAGGCGGCGGCGCAGGCACCTGGGGCCTACAGCAAAACCCGCCAGGGCTTGGAGAGTGTGTCGCAGCAGCTGGAGCGCACGCAGCAGGGCATGGCGCAGCTGCGCGACTTGCTGATCAGCGGCTGGAGCACGCAGCAGTTCGTCCAGGCTGCGGCTGACATGGAGAAGATGCAGGCCGGGCTGCAGGCGGTGAGCGGCGATGCCGCGCTGGCCAAAGAGCAAATGGACTTTGTGCGCCAAATGGCCACCCGTGCTGGTGTGGACGTGGTGGCGGCTGGACAGGCATTTTTGGGGCTGGCGGCGGCCACCAAGGGCACGGCGGTGGAGGGTGAGCCTGCCCGCCAGGTGTTTGAGGCCGTGACCACGGCCATGGCCAAGGCGGGCAAAAGCAGTGCCGACACCCAGAACGCCTTGCTGGCCCTGAGCCAGATGGCCAGCAAGGGCACGGTGAGCATGGAGGAACTGCGCGGCCAGCTGGGCGAGGCGCTGCCTGGTGCGCTGCAGGCCGCAGCCAATGGGCTGGGCATTACCACCCAAGACCTGATCAAGCTGGTGGAGAGTGGGCAGATTGCGACTGAGGACTTGTTTCCGGCCTTGAGCAAGGGGCTGAACGAGCTGTACGGCAGTGCACCGGCGGCGCAAACACTCAGCCAGGAGATCACCAACGTCAAGAACGCCTTTGTGGAGATGGCAGCCAACCTGGGCGAAGCTGGCGCGCTGGATGCGCTGAAGCTGGGGGCTGAGGCGGCGCAAACGGCCATTACCTTTTTGGGTGAGAGCTTTTTGGTGGTGGGGCAGCAGATTGGCACGCTGGCGGCTGCGGTGACCACGCTGGATTTCAGTAGCATTCCGGCGGCCATGGCCGAGATTGAGCAGGCCAGCCGCGAGCGCCTGCTGAAAGCGGCCGAGCACAACACGGTGCTGGCTGCGGCGCTGAAGCAGTCTGGCGATGCCGCCACCTTGGCTGCATTGGCGGTGCAGGAGTCGGGCGCGAAGGCGGAGGCGTCGGGTACGCAGGCTGCGGCCGCAGCGCCGGGCTACACGGCACTGGGAGCGGCTTACGCCAAGGTGCGCGAGGAGCTCAGTGGCCAGCTGGCCCTGGCCGACAAGGAGTTGCAGGCCACCAAGGCCAGGGGTGAGGCGGCGGTGGCACAGGCCGGGCTGCTGGGTGATGAGCAGGCGCTGCGCACCGCCATTGCCCAGGCAGCGGCCAATGAGGCAGCTGCCCTGGAGGGTTTGGCCCAAAAGCGCCAGACCGAGGTGAGTGTGCTGGTGGCCGAGCTGGAGAACAAGCGCGCGCTGCTGGCCCAGGGTGGCGAGGTGACCGAGGCCAAACAAAAGGAGCTGGATGCACTGCAGGCGCTGATTGCGGCCAAACAACTGGATGCCGACAAGGCGCTGGCGCAAGCAGCCGCTGGGGCCGCGAAGGCGCAGGCCAACAGCGAAGAGGTGCTGGCGGCGCAGGCGCTGACCCAACAGACCGAGGCGCTGAAGGTTGCCCGCGTGGCCGATGCGCAGGTGGTGGTGAGTGGCCTGGAAGCCCAAAAGGAACTGGCCCGCCAGGCGGAGCAGATGGCCCGGCTGATGGGCAATGAGGCGGAGGCGCGCAAGGCCAAAATTCTGCAGCTTGAGATTGAAATCAAGATCACCCAGGCCAAGACGGAGGTGGCCAAGGTGGAGGCGCAGGGGACGATTGCAGTGGCGCAGGCCAAGCTGGC